TACTCCTTTCTATTAAAATATTCATTATTCAATTATATTTAAAATTTAAATCATATAGATTAAGGTAATTCACCCATTAATTAATAAAAAAATAAAGGGATACATTTCTGTATCCCTTTATTAAAAAGTTTATTGTTGATTTCTATTATCAGTAATACCAGGAGCATCTTCTGGTAAGATTTGAACATCTCCGTCAACACCAGATAATTGAGCTCCATCAGCAATATTAAGTTGCATTGATTCATATGCAGGATATTTAGAGTTATAATCGTAAACAACTGCATATCTACCAACAACATTGCGACCATCACCAGCTCTTCCAGTTTCAAAATCAACTGGATCATTGCTAGCTTCAATAATTGCATTAGCTCCAATGTTTACAGTACCGCCCCTCTGAACGATACCAGCACCATCTGTAACAATAGTTCCACCATTAAAGTTAAGTGTACCTTCATTAGGCCAGTAAATTGCAGTAGCCATATAACCAGGAGAGGTAATATGACCTTCAAATGTACCACCATTAATTGTAACAGTGCTACCTCCGCGACCTGGTGAACCATTGCCACCAAGAGCAAAGTTATCTATACCTCTTAATGATCCACCATTAATTTCAGCATCGCCTCCATCAATTACAAGAACACCAACTTCTTGAGCAGTAATGTCTGCGTTATTAATAGTAACTTTTGATCCAGCTCCAACAGAACCAACTGCATTGCTTGCGGTGCTAGCTATAGTGGCACCTTCAATCACGATCTCGCCACCCATTTGAGCCTGTACTGGGCAGTTAGCACTACTTGAAATATTTCCATTTCCGCTAAGGATTAATTTAGATCCTTCACCACTTGCTACGAGAGCTTGAGCAGCACCACTATTAATTTCTTTACCAGCAAGATTAAGAGTTACTTCTTTTCCTTCTGGGATAAAAATAGGAGCGCTGATTTCTAAATCATCAGCAAGATTAATTTTTACTTTTGGCTCAGAATTTTGAAGAACCTTTTGTAAATCTGTAGTATTATCTACTGTAGCTTTTTCTCCTCCGAAGAGTTTTTGGTCTAAAGCTTGTTGAATTAAAGCCATTAATTCTTCTTCAGTTGGGGAATCTCCCTTTTCCCCTTGCGGACCGGCCGGTCCTTCGGGACCCTGCGGACCTGTTTCTCCTTGAGGTCCTTGTTCACCTTGTGGGCCTTGAGGACCCTGTTCACCAGGATCTCCTTTATCACCTTTTTCGCCAGCACCGGATCCACCTGAAGAGCAGAAAGATTTCCATTCATTCTTTCCACTCCAAATATAATATTTACTTTCTTCAATAATATATGCAATAGATCCAATTGGAAGGTGATTAGATGGAACTAATGCTAAATCAGCGATAGTATCGCAAACATACTCATTCTGATTAGATTTTCCACCAGATGTAATAATATTATAAGACATACCTGTCCCTCCTTTTATTTGTTGTACCAATAATTCATATCTATATTACCAGATAATCCATTGACTTTACCACTTGATGTGTATTGCCACATATCATATTTACCAGTATATTCACACTTAGTATAATATTGAGCTACCCAAGTAGAATGAGGAGTGCTTACTGCTCCAATCCTACTATTTAACCAACTAACACTTGCATAAATACCCGGAGTATATCCTGCTGCTTTTACAGTATCACAGAACGTTTTAGCTACTGCCGCAAGTACTGCTTTAGAACATTTAGCTTGTCTAGTTGGATCCTCAATATCAATATAAACTGGGTAGGTCATTTTCTTACCCTTAAGCTGTTTTACTACAAAATCAGCTTCTTTTTTAGCTTCTGCTACAGAAGTTGCAAGAGAATAAAAATATACTCCTACTGGAAGTCCAGCTGCAATAGCATTTTTATAATTATTTTCAAATACATTATCCAAAGTTGGAGTTAAAGTTTTACTTCCTGTAAATCCAATACGCAAAATAATAAATTTAACGCCATCAGCTTTAGCTTTTAAGAAATTTTCTTTTGAAACATTTCCTTGCCATGCACTAATATCAATACCAGAAACTTTAGTTGGTTTTTTAACTACTGGAGTTGAATCTTCTTTTGGTTTTGTTGATGTAGAGGTCGGAGTAGTAGTAACTTTCTTTTTAATAGCTTGCATTTTATTGCAAGTTTTAATTCCTACAATTCCATCAATGGTTAACTCTTCTCTCTTCTGGAAATCTTTAACTGCTTTTTCAGTTGCATCTCCAAATTTTCCATCAACTTTTAAATTATAGCTATTACGATACCAATTTAAAAATTTCTGTAAGTATTTAACTTGCGTACCTTTATTGCCTTTGGTTAAAATAGGGGAAGGGAATTTTCCAGTATAGCCTTGTGTTTTTACTGTAGTATCTTCAACAAGTTTCTTAGGCACTGCTGACCAGCACTTTTTAACCAGTCCGTCCATTTGGGTTTCAAAACAATGCCATCCATCATTTTTACGTCCACCAGAATCTTTTGTATAAAAATAATGTTTACCATTAGAAACTTTATAGTTTACAAAAGCTACATAATGACCACCTGTGGTCCAAGTAATACCACCTTTTTTACCAGCTTTAAACAAAAGAACTCCTCTAGTAGGAAGTTTCTTTGCTTTGCGATCATCTAAAGTAGCAATCATGGTTTTCATAGAAGTATGTTGAATAGCTGAATTTCCATAATGTTCAAGAGTCAACTTAATTCCGGCCCATGTAGTACCGTGACCCTTAGTAGCAAATCCATGTTCAACCATGTATGGACGTACATTTTTAGGAGTATAATTCTTGTATTTTTCTTGTTCAATAATTACATGAGTACAAGCACAACAACCGCTTCCGCTTCCTTTTAAATAATAAGGTTTCGCTGGGTATGTTAAATTACCCCAACGAGAATCCACTTGGCGATAGATGTTTTTATTCATTAATTTCTTCCTCCTCATCTTCTGACTCAAATTCTGTCATTCCATTGTCAACAAGATCTTCATAAAAATACTCTCCCAAATAATTCTCTTTTTTCTCGGCTTTTAATTGACGAGTATATCCAGTTCCTAAAGCAGCCTCTTCTGTATAGTCATTATTATAATAAGTATTAATACCAACAACAGCAGCATTAATAACTACAGAAATAATTTTATACCAAAATGTTACTGTTTCATTTCCAAATTGAGTAACATCAGTAACTGCTAAAACTGTATTAAGAGTTGTTAAAATAGCAAGAATAGTTCTGATTTTTGTTCCACTATTCATGTTTGTACCTCCTTTTTTACATTCCTACATAATAAGAAAAAATATAACTTTAAATTAATCATATCTGTCCTTCTAGTTGATTTTTTTTAAATAATATTATATAATATATATATAATAAAAAAGAGGAGGATAGTTATGGCATACGATAAATGGTATATAAGTGGTGATGTACATGGGGATTTTTCAAGATTTGAAGCTCTTGAGAACAAAGACGAGATTAATGTAGCTGTAATTATTCTCGGTGATGCTGGAATCAACTGGTTCCTTAATCAAAAAGATATTGAGAACAAAAAGAAATTAGTTAAGAAATATCCTGGCATTACTTGGTATTTATTAAGAGGAAATCATGATGCTCGTCCAGAAGATGTAGAAACTATGTTAGTTGATTATGATGATGAAATTGATGGATATGTATATTACGAACCAGATTTTATAAATATTCGGTATTTCATGGATGGCGGCGAATATATGATTGATGGACATTCAGTCCTTACAATCGGTGGAGCATATTCAGTAGATAAATATTATCGTCTGGCTATGAAATGGACTTGGTTCGCTAATGAACAGCTTACTCTCCAAGAGAAGATGACTATTGAAGAGAAGGTTAAGAGAAAAGAATATGATATAGTATTAACTCATACTTGTCCTTATGACTGGCGGCCGACCGATCTGTTTCTACCTATGGTAGATCAGAGTAAGGTAGATACTTCTACTGAAAAGTGGCTAAATGATTTAAAAGATACATTTACTTGGCGGCTCTGGCTTTTTGGTCACTATCATGCCAATCGAATAGAACGGCCATATGTAGAACAATTTTTTACATCTGTTGAATACCTTGATGATGTTTGGGATCGGTGGCATGGAAAAAGCTTACCAGACTTACCTTGGTGGTTACCAAAATCTCCCAAATTCTATATGGATAAATAAAAGGAAGGCTTTAGTACTTCCTTTTATTTATTGATTTTTTATTAAAAATTTGTTATAATATATATATAAAGAAATATAAAAGGTATAATAAATTATGGAAGTACAAAATTGGAGAGATTTGCCACCAACTAAAAAGCAATTA